CGCCTTTAGAGTCCCAATCATTGAGTATATACCCATTGACGCGGGACCTAATACAAGGTATTTCATCCTCCTACTTAATAGAATTGAGGAAATTGCTTGCGTAAAAGCGCAAACACCACTGCAAAGACAACGGTGTGGGTCACAACCGCTGGAATGCTGGTCTGACCCGACCGGAAGAGACCACCGGAGCCTGGAGGGATAGTGAGGAGGAGACCGGGGTTGAGGGCGATGAAGAGGGTAGTGGTCACGAGAAGGTCGGTCTTGGTGAGCACGAGACCCATCGCGCGAGCAACGAGGCTGAACACGAGGAAGAACACGAGAGCGTGGAAGAAGACGGCCATTTGGCTGGTCTTGCCGTTCATAAACTTGACGTCCTTGCCCGCGGTGGTCACGAGAACACCGGGGCTGAGCGCGAGAAAAAGGGCGGCGGGTACGGCAACTTTGTGGGAACTGATATCGGGGAGCATTTAATATATACACATATAATTTTTAGTGTAATCAACAAAGTGGTAAAATGTGGCACCTCTCATCATCTCTCCATGAAGACCACTACGAGTTATGATTCGTCTGAGAGTTTCCCAGATATGATGAAGATTCTCTTCATTTCCACATTCACATGTAACACGTTCTTGGTAAGGGTCATGCTCCATGTAACAAAATTCAACAAAATCACAGAATTCCCCTGTATGTTCAATGTGTGCATCATGCATCAAGGTGTTAATCATACCCCACATATACCATAATTCATCTGAATGTTGGATTTCCCAATCTTCAACATTAAGAGGAGTGTTATCATTAAAATCTTCATCGTCACTGACATCGGCATCAAAGCCAGTGGTCGCTTCGTATACGTACTGACCCCAAACCATGGTTAGTTACTTATCTTCTTTCTCGGGCTTTTCTTTTATACCAGTTAACGACAGAGATGTGGACTCTTTTACTTTAAGACCGTCCTTAATCGCATTTAAAGCACCTTCAACTTTAGCTTCGTCACCACCAAAAAACTTGAGTAGTCCCTCCTTAATGGCATCCTTATTCATTCCAGATTTACGTACCGACTTACGTATACTAATTTTACCTTTCCTGAGGTTAATGGTATCAATACCCTGAGCAATCATATGTCTCTTGACCGATTCCTTCAATCGCTTCTCTTCCTGGTTGAGGATTTTGATATCAGATTTCGCTTCAGAAAGCTGTTTAGAAAGGTCTACAAGTTTAGAGACACTTTCCGAAAGTTCACTTGGCACTGACATACTGTATTATATAAGACTAACATCTATTCTTTAAGTGAAAATTAGCACAGGGAGCGGTGCATCGTATCAGGGACAATAGTGGAATTATTCCACACGAAAGGGTCCTTAGGGTTAGGGGGATCAGAACGGAGCTGCTGATTAGCATTACGGAGAGCACCACCGACAGTTTCTGGGAAACCAATCTGCTGGCGAGGCTCGAGGAAGTTCTGACCAGCGAGGATGTCCTCTGGGGCAAACTCACCAAAGTCCTCAGCAGAAGCAACCTCACGGGGGAGTAGGGAGGACGCAAGACCGACACCCTTATCCATACCACACCCGTTAGCTACAGATGGGCCAACCGATGGACCAGTGGATGGCGCCATCTGAGTGGCGGCATACTCACGCTCGTGAATAGAATACTCGGACTTGTTGTTCATAGTGAAGAGTAAGTAGACCAACACGGCAACCGCGGCCACCATCAAAAGGTTTTGGGTACGACCCTTCTTCATCATCTTTTATATATGAGCAACAATTTTTTTATTCCTCAACATCGTCAACAAAGGCATATTCTTCTGGGTATGTGTCAAGGATTGGGTCTGGATGAACCCTGATCTGGACAATATTCCACGAAGGACCGAAAGACTTTTTGGCAAACCAAAGTCCAGCGAATTCGAGAATAACGTCACACGTTTTACCGGGCTGGATAGTATCGATATCAACATTTTCCTGTTCGGAATTGAAAACCTTAGTAACATCGATGCGCTCGCCTGTAATCTGACCATCGGCAATACTGGAAGTGTATGCACCCTCAACAACCGCATCAGAGAGCTTTTTACCAAACCAAGTCTCCGCATTTTCAACAGCGGCGCTGAGATTCTGTTCATCGATCGCCCGAATTTTACCGGTATTCATTTCCGAATTAAGATTCATAACGACGTCTCCTGAGATATCAGCGATACTGACCTTATTCAGTTGAACGAGACATTTACGCTTAGAATCAGTGAGGGTCTTCACGAAGTAGAGACCGTCTTCACCTTTAGCTGGGGCGTTGTAAAGCATTTTTATATATATCATGTGTTTCAATTCTTTAAACCAACAAATGGTATAGCCGCTGACTTATTAATGATACCCTTGGGAACCCATATGTTTCTCCTGGGATTATACCCATAGAGGGTATTGGTGAAATTAATGTTCTTGGGTAGTTTCTTTGCGTTTTCAGGTCTCAAATTGACCTCATTTTTCACGTAGGAATTATTCTTAACATTCTTCCATTTCAAATCCTTTAGGTTTAATCGTTTGTTTCCTGAAGAGTTTTTGTATCCATTCACACTGGTATTCTTTGTAACAGGTTTTAACCCGTAAACTATCTGCTTAGATAACTTATCCTCTGAGGGTTTAGTGGTAAAGTTTTTGTACTTGAATGGATCCACCCGTCCAGCTTGGGTCACAGAAACACGTGCGTTTTTCTTAGCAGCTGGTGCACCCCTACTGATGATCAGGGGTTTTATACGCTTGAAGAGGTCGTCAATAGAGTTTGTAGCCGATACCTTCTTATCAAGGAGTTGTGCAAGTTTTACAAGTCTCTGACGGTCTTTCTCCTTCTTCTCTGGGCGAAGCTTAAGTTTACTCATTAGGTAGATGTCTTCGATCAAAAACTCTCGGCTGGCCACATACACTTTGTTATTTCTAACTAACTTACCCGTATCCTGATTCTTGTAGGTTATACCTTTACGCCTGGTGAGGACAACTTCATAACCAAACTCATTGGGTCTCATGAAAGGAATATCGAGGATACCTCCAAGGGTTACATTCTCAATTTTACCTGTTTTAGGGGAATAGAATCTCGTATTCAAATCGAGAGCAAATAGTTCCACATCAATGAAAACATCACCTTTTTTGGGATCATTCCCCGAACCAGACTTCCTCTTCTTAATTAGAGTGTACCTACGAGTCACAGTCGGTCCAGTGAGTGGGAGACTTAGTCCCAAGAATTTGAAAAGTTTGGGGTTTTTAGTCCTCATCATAGTAAGTCGCTTCCTCACACGGGTGTTTAACTTTTTTGCAGTTTCACCCATCTTGTCCCAAAGAATCAATTTGGTTGCTTGAAGTTTTCCAAAAAACTTTGGATTTACAGACATTCGTGGGACAAACTTTGCATCAATATCTGTAGTGATGATGCGGTTATTATAGTCCATGTATAGGTTGAAGGCTTCACCACCACTCACGATGAGATCACCCATGTTCTTCATGTGCTCCGAGATTTCACCGATAGTTTCCAAGATGATATCTCTCAAAGAATTTGTAATCAAAAGATACACAACCTTTTCAAAATCCTTTTTACTGTGAACACTGTGAATACGACTCCTGAATTTTCCAAGATCCCTCTGTTCATTCCTTTCATAATACTTTTTCAACTTGGCATCCTTGAACAATAAATTCTCATCTAAGAATTTCTTGATCGCTGCTTCTGAATAAATTTCAGTGTCCATTATTATATTCTTACATAATAATATGATCTGTAGCATAATAGACGAATGTAGATGTTTCGCGTACGACGATGTTGATCCAAAGAGAATTCAATTCTGTGGAGTGAGACGAGGACCTAACGTTGTACCATGTCCAGAGAAAGAGTGTTGTGAGGATGGCTGCCCTGGGCAGGTGTCTGGTCTAGAACCCAGAGAACCATTCAGAATTATAGAACGTCCCTCACAGTTACCTGGAAGTTCTGAACCAAGCCCCGAGTTTTATATGCTGATACTACTTGTTCTCTTTTCAATTCTATTTATTACGTATATTACTTAAAGATTACGAGAGTAAAAAAGATATAATGTCTCTTGAAACCATTCAATCTGAAATTGCTGCTCTCCGTGCTGATGTTAAGGCTCTCACTAAGCTCATCCGCAAGGTGAAGAACACCCAAGAGGATCCTAATGGTGAGAAGGCCAAGGCCCGCGCCGCCAACAACGGCTTCAACCGAAAGCAGGAAATTACACCTAAGTTGCGCGAGTTTCTCGGACTTCCCGAAGATGAGTTGATCTCCCGTTCCGAGGTGACCAAGTTCATCAACAAGTACATCACCGATAACGGACTCAAGCATCCCGACAACGGTCGCCAGTTGATCCTTGACGACAAGCTCAAGGAGCTCCTTCAGCCTCCTGCGGACGTTACCGTCACCTATTTGAACCTTCAGAAGTATCTCTCTCCTCACTACGTGAAGAAGGCTTAAAAAAATAACACATAACAACAATATGTCTGTCTCAAAAGAACAAATTGAACAACTTATTGGTACAAAGATCAAGGATCCGACTTTCTACCAAAAGGCTTTCACCCATAAATCCGCGCTCAAAGAATATGAACAATTCGATGAATCATTTGAAACTTTGGAGTTTATGGGTGACTCTGTACTAGGTTTTATCATCACTAAGTTTCTCTTTGATCGTCACGAATCAAAGCAGGAAGGTTTCCTCACAAAAGCGCGTACGAAATTGGTCCGTTCAGAGACCCTTGCAGATATAGCCCTAAAGTTAGGTCTGAATAAACTTGTTCTCATGGACGAAAAGGGTATGAGAAACGGATGGAATAACAACCCCAAAATCCTTGAAGATGTTTTTGAAGCCCTCGTGGGTGCGATCTATATGGATCTCGGTCTTCTTCACGCAAAACAGTTTGTTCTTAGAATCTATCAAGATCCAAAATATGTGGATCTCAATTCTATTATGGTTGATGATAACTATAAGGATCATCTAATGAGATATTGCCAGGTTAACAACCTACCCCTCCCTGAATATCGTGTCGTTGCCCATGAAGATGGTGTATTCTTCATAGATGCCATGATAAATAACAAATATGCTGGCAGAGGGTATGCCAAAAGTAAGAAGCAAGCGGAGCAGAACGCAGCCATGATCTTTTTTCAACACTTTCAACACCAACTTAAAAATTACCAGCTATAGTATTTTAATATGCATCCGAATGTCAAAGCCTTAATTGAAAGGGAATATGCAGCGCAGAAGTCAGAAGAGTGGCTTGCTCTCCGTGGTAACATGCTAACTGCATCAGATGCCGCTACCGCGATTGGCAAGAACAAGTATGAGAAACCCGACGATCTTCTACTCAAAAAGTGTGGTCTAGGTGAAAAGTTTACTGGGAATGCTGCCACCCGGCATGGTGAAAAGTACGAGGACGAGGCTCGTATCCTCTACGAAGAGAGACATGGAGAAGTTGTTCATGAAATTGGTCTTTGTCCTCATCCGGAACACACGTGGCTCGGTGGAAGCCCTGACGGTGTTTCTGAATCAGGTAAGCTTGTAGAGATCAAGTGTCCTCCAACGCGTGCGATCATTCCTGGTGAAGTACCAGAGCATTATATGCCACAGTTACAACTCTGTATGGAAATTTTGGATCTAGAAGAAGCCGATTTCATTCAATATAAACCAGCTGAGACAAACTGGCCCCGACCAGAGGAATTTGACGTTACCAATGTGAAGCGGGATCGTGAATGGTTCAAAACCTATTTACCTGTGATGAAAGAATTTTGGGACAAAGTTTTGTATTTTAGACAGCACCTAGACGAACTTCCACAACCTAAGCCAAAGATCACTCGCAAAAAAAAAGAAGTTAAACCTCCAAAGTGTGAAGTCCGGGAACTTTCCGACGAAGACGAATATGACGAAGATTGAAGAACAATACAACCTCGCTAAAGATAACCTTAATGGTAGACTCTTTGCACCTTACCAAAGAGAGGGTGTTCTTTGGATGTTAACTATGGAGAGCCAAGATTCTGGTCCAAAAGGTGGCTTTCTATGTGACGAAATGGGTCTAGGTAAGACCGTACAGATGGTTTCTACGATGCTCGGAAACCCTCAAAAAAGTACATTAATCATCGTACCTAAATCTATTATCACACAATGGGTCGGGGAAATCAAGAAGTTTGCTCCACAACTTTCCGTTCACATTTTTGATGGACCGAATCGTAACCTAAAAGAGGCTGATGTCGTAATTATGCCGTATTCTCTCCTATCCACAAACGAAATGACAGTTATCCATAAGAAATCTTGGGACCGAGTCATTCTTGATGAAGCCCATGAGATTCGAAACAAAAAGTCAAAGTTGTTCAAGAGTGTATACCGCATCAAAGCTGAGATCAAGTGGATTGTTACCGGTACACCAGTCTTCAATTCAATGGAAGACTTTGTGTCTCTATGTGCCTTCCTTGGTATTGATAAAGCCCTCGTCCAAGGAATGACTAACAAGATAAAGGATATTTACATCCTTCGTCGGACAAAGGATGACCTGGCAAAAATCAATGAGCGTTTGAGGCTCCCAGATTGTCACTTTGAGAACGTTGAACTTGATATGTTCCCAGATGAAAAACAACTTTATGAATTTGTCTTCAATGATGCCCAGGACACGATTCGTGAGGCGTTTAGGAATGCCATCAGTCTCAACTCAAAGAACATGGTCATTTTGGAGTGTCTCCTCCGTGCAAGACAGTGCATGATTTTCCCACAGATGTACTTGGATGGTATTGCTAAGAAGAGTGGGACACAAGCAGAAGAATGGGTTGGAAGGTCCAATAAAATGGAGACTCTCTTTCGTATGATTAAGTCTCATCCAGACGAGAAGACCCTTGTCTTTTGTCAGTTCCGGGGTGAGATGGACTATATTCAGAAACAGTTGGATTGTCCCACGTTCAGGATTGACGGTTCAGTGGCGAAGGAAGATAGGGACAAGCAGGTGACCGCGTTTAAAAAGTCTCCACCGGGATCGGTGTTTATCATTCAGATTAAGTCTGGTGGTCAAGGTCTTAATCTTCAAGAAGCTTCCCGTGTATACATCACGGGTCCCTCTTGGAACCCTGCGACAGAACTTCAAGCGATTGGTAGAGCACACCGTACAGGTCAGACTAAAGAAGTGTTTGTCAAGAAGCTCGTCTACAAAGAGACAGATACATTTGTGAGTGTGGAGGAAGAGATGATGGCTCTCCAAGGTCACAAATCTATCGTGTGTTCAAAAGTTCTCAACGACGAGAGGATTGAAAGACAAATCCCAGTAAAGAGAACAACTGAAAAAATTTCCATTTTGGACATCAAGAAAATTTTCAAAGCTTAATGTATAACAAAATGATTGGTTCTCGTGCTCAGGTTTTCCATGGAACTGCTGACCAAACTGCGGGTGGTCTCAAGAAGAAGGATCTCATCCTCGGTAATGATGGTCAGATTAAGAGCAAGGCTGCTCAGCAGGCTGCTCTCGCTCGTATGAAGAAGGAAGGTAAGAAGCATCTTACCAAGGTTTTCAAGCCCGCGAAGAAGGGTTTCAAGCTTCAGCCTAAGGAGGGTACTAAGGCTTATGACAAGAAGATTGCGAAGATGGCGTAAAAATTTATTGTTGTAATGTAAGAATGACTCTTGCTAAATGGAATGAGTCCGTGCGTATAGCTAAGATTAAGTTGGGTATGGACCCTAAGAGGTTTACCAAAATTCAGGGCAGACTTCTTAAGGAGGCGCAAATTATATATCACATTCTCCTAATGAATAAAAATGGTGGTAATAAATAACTATGGACGTTCTCGCCCGTGCTAGAAAGGCTGCGATGAACACAAACTTCCTTGACGCTAATAGGCGTCGTATTTATGCAACTAGTAGAGGGGCTATGTTCACGAAAATGCCTGGTGGATATAGGAACTACAACCCCACCCCAAAGTACAAGAATATACCTGGGTCAAACGTTGTGACTCGTCTTTACTAAATCTGAAACTGAAATCCCTTTAGGTTTTGTGGTTCATAAACTACGAGTTGGTTAAGCTTCCAAGTACACCCAAATTTTCTATTCAAGAAATACACACTATTGAGTTCAACAATAGCATGTCCACTATTTCTTGCATAGAGACCATTTGAAACCTCAGTCTTGATGGGGTTCTTATCTGCGTCATAGACTGCAGCCTTGATGAGACTGTTGTGATCTGTGTCTACCTTTACGCGAAACTTTGGTTCACGATCGGGGCTTTCCTTGATGTTAGAGTTGAACATTGGTTTGAGCTCCTCCTTTGTCATTTTCTTTTGAAAGATCTTTTCACTTTGATCAACGACGGCATCAATGATCTTATCCTCAATAGCTCGGAGAGAAGTGTAAAACTTGTTAATGTAACTACCCTCTTCATCGTATCCCTTTAGAGCTAGGTCTACGTTGTATTTAGTTGGTCCGACTTCTGGGGTAAATCCAGAGACACCGAAAGGCATGTACAATCGTGGGAAGTGAATCCTCATTGGGGTACCCTCTTTCGTGGACAAAACGATCTTCCGGTTATTAAACGTGGCAATTTCCAAGTTTTCGATAGCGTCGGTAATTTTAGACATTGTACTGATTGGATATACAGTTAAAACTTTAAGCTGAACACGCCACACAATCAGGTTCAAGACTGAATTGGATTGGACGAGCTTTTGCCTTAGATCTCAGATAGTACATACCTGTCTTGAGACCTTGTTTCCAGGCATATAAGTGCATGGATGAAAGCTTGGACAACGTGGGACTTTCCATGAAGAGATTCATACTCTGGGATTGGTCAATGAATCGCCCACGATCAGCTGCCATATCAATGACATCCTTCATCTTAATCTCCCATACGGTGCGATACAACTTTTTAATGTCTTCTGGGATGTCTACAATGTTTTGAATAGAACCACCAGCCTTTACCATAAGATCCTTCATTTCCTTGGACCATAGACCAATCTTCTTGAGATCATCAACGAGGTGTCTGTTGACCACTACAAACTCACCAGCTAGGGTACGACGCAAGTAGATATTGGTTGTATAAGGCTCAAAGCACTCATTGTTTCCTAGAATTTGAGCTGTGGAAGCTGTTGGCATCGGAGCCATGAGGAGGCTGTTCCTAAGTCCCTTTGTCTTCACACGTTCCCTTAACGCGTCCCAATCGTAGTGAAGCTTGGTCTCTCCATCCCACATATCAAATTGAAGTACGCCCTGGGAGGCTGGAGATCCCTCGAAAGTCTCATAGGAACCCTGGACCTCTGCGAGTTCAGAACTGGCTTCTAGGGCGGCGTGATACATAGTCTCAAAGATACGCGCGTTAATTTCCTTGGCTTCATCAGAATCAAACGCGAGACGACAGAGGATAAATACATCCGCAAGACCCTGGACACCTAGACCAATTGGACGATGTCTCATATTAGACTTTCGGGCAGTCTCAACTGGGTAGAAGTTTCTATCAATAACTTTGTTCAGGTTCTTAGTGACAGTCTTAGTGACTTCGTGGAGTTTATCGTAATCAACTGTCTTATTTTCCTGATCCACAAACTTGGGAAGGGCAATTGAGGCCAGGTTGCAAACAGCCGTCTCATCTTTGTCGGTATATTCCAGGATTTCCGTGCACAAGTTGGAACTCTTAATAGTTCCCAGGTTCTTTTGGTTAGACTTCTTGTTGCATGCATCTTTGTAAAGCATATAAGGTGTACCAGTCTCGGTTTGGGACTTAAGAATAGCCTTCCAAACCTCCGCGGCTGGTACGGTGGTGTTAGCACGACCCTCCTCCTCATATTTGGTGTAGAGGGCTTCAAACTCTTCACCCACAGCATCAGAGAGACCTGGGGCCTTATCTGGGCAGAAGAGGGACCACTGACCACCTTGTTCCACCCGCTTCATGAAGAGGTCTGGGATCCAGAGGGCTGAGAATAGATCACGGCAACGCGCTTCGTCGTCACCTTGGTTAAGACGCAACTCAAGAAACTCCATAATATCTGCGTGCCATGGCTCAATGTAGACAGCGATAGATCCCTTACGACGACCAGCCTGGTTCACGTAACGAGCGGTGGCATTAAATACACGAAGCATTGGAATGATACCATCTGACTGACCGTTAGTACCCCTAATACGAGACTTATTAGCCCTAATATCATGGATGTGCATACCGATACCACCAGCCCATTTAGAAATCTGTGCACACTCTGTGAGAGTTTCGTAAATTCCGTTGATGGAGTCCTCTTTATTAGCAATTAGGAAACAACTGGACATCTGAGGTCTAGGTGTACCCGCATTGAAAAGTGTTGGTGTCGCATGAATAAACATACCTTGGGACATCTTATCATACGTGTCCAATACTGCGGGTATATCATCACCGTGAATACCAATGGATACCCTCATAAACATATATTGTGGGGTTTCCATCAGTAGACCATCAAGGCGTTGTAGATAACTTTTCTCGAGGGTCTTGAGTCCAAAATACCCAAAGTCAAAGTCCCTCTTGGAGACGATATCATCTTTAACTCTACCAGCCACTTGTGAAACCTCTTCTGTTACGATACCAGCCTTAGCAAGTTTCTTCATCGCAATGTGGAAGTTATTGGGGCACACTTTTTGGATATTACTGGCTACGATACGTGTTGCGAGTGTTTCATAATCGGGGTCAGATGTAATCATACCAATACAAACTTCGGCTGAGAGAGTATCAATTTCTTGAACACTAATACCATCATATAGAGATGATGCAACTTGTTGTGCAACCTTGGTAGAGTCACAATTTTCTGAGAGACCATGTGTCAGATTCTTGATCCTATTGGTGATGTTATCAAATTTCATATCCTCAATACGACCTGAGCGCTTAACCACCCTCATTTAATTCTATTACTTGTTTTATTTTTAACTTACTTACGGCACTTCTCAAGATCACCACTTGTTACCTTCACTGTACCGAATGTTTCAAACTTACGATCGGGCTGAAGTAAGTAACTGTTCACAAAGAATGGACCAGTCTCACCTGGACGCGCCACGGGGGCATAAGATCCCACAAAGCAGGATGGGGGTTTGCAAGGAATTTGTTCAACATTAGTTGGCTTGTTGGAATACACCTCATCAAAATCAGCTATGTTTAACATTTAATATCTACAGAGTTTTTTTTTCCGAGGGTATATTAAATGTGTGATAACCTGCACCTCGATTCCCTCAAGCAGTGTGAGACTCCACTCAACACCTTATTTTTTTCTGAGTTCAACCAGAATCTTCTCCAGCGCGGTATCCGTCAGGCGTTCAAGAATAAAACTGGCATCTCTATTGATCGTCAGAACCCAGATGATCTCTATAGTCTCATGCGTATGGTATTTATAAACAACTCCGGTGACCATAACTCTCGTGTGAATGAGCAGGTCAGAATGATGAATGGTCGTGTAATTGAAACAGCTCTTGGTCAGATTCAAACTGGAGTTTCTCAATATATGTCTTACGTCCAAGATATTGATACTATCGCGATACCATTAGATCAACCTATTAACACAAGTACGTATGGTAAAAAGATTGGCAAGAATGACAAAATTGGTATTAATTAAAGTTTTGAATTTATATATTGATAAGATGAGTTTAAACTTCTATAAACAAGAGACTGAGAAAGTATGTAAATCTAAAGGTTGGGACAGGGCTGCAGTTGATACAGTGTGGTTGTTATTGACAGAAGAGTTTGGCGAACTCGCATCCGCGATTCGTCAGTACAAAAAGACATACAAAAAGACTGGACTCAAAAAGGAAAGGGGTACAGATGTCATGATGGAGATGGGAGACGTTTTTAGTTACCTCTTTCAATTGGCGCATATGCTAAATGTGGATCTAGACATGATGTGGGAAGAACATAAAACCAAAATGAAAACTAAAAAATATAATCTGAAGTAAAAGTAACTATGATGCTTACAGACGAAGAAGCAATTGATAATGTCAATCCATTTGTCACCCACGATTTTTCCCTTCCAGGGAGTGTGAGACAAAGTGGTGGGTATGATGATTTTACTGAAATTAAGTCTGAACCAGGTATCCAAGAACCCAAGAGAAGTGTCTATTGTGAG